GCGCCCTGCGTGAAGTGGTGCTGGTGGTGAACCCCGCCGATTACTTCACCAAAGTCTTCCCGGCGACCACCGCGAAGAATAACAACGGCACCTACAACACCAACATCTTCCCCTTCCCGACCACCGTTGTGCAGTCCCCCGCGGTGCCCGCGAGCCATGCCGTCATCGGCCTTCCGGAGCGCTATTTCATGGCGCTGGGCACCTCCCGCGGCGGCCGCCTGGAGTACTCCGATGAGTACAAGTTCCTGGAGGATGTGCGCACCTACCTGATCAAGCTGTACGGCAACGGCCGTCCCAAGGACGCCAATGCCTTCCTGTACCTGGACATCACCAACCTGGCCCCGCTGGCCTGAGGTGAGTCATGAAAGTACGCGTCATCAAGCCGTTCGTTGACCGGGTAACCGGCGGCTACCGGCCCACAGGCGCGGAATTTGAAGTGAGCCCCAGGCGCGCCCGCGAGCTTTTACTCGGGGCCGCCGGGGCCTACATCGAGCCTGTGGAAGACCCCAAACCTGAGCCCAGGAAACGGGCAAAGAAAGAGGCCTAAATGGAAATCACCGCGCTGCTGGCCAGGGTGCGCAACTACCTGGACATCACCTGGGAGGATGCCGCGCTGGATGAAAAACTGACGGACATGCTCCAGCGCGGCATGAACTATCTCAACCGCCTGGCCGGCGAAATTCTTCCCTTCACCCAGGACAGCCCGGAGTTCGGGCTGCTGATGAACTACTGCCTTTACGAGCGGGCCAACCAGCTGGACATGTTTCAGCGAAATTACATCCACGAGCTCAACGCCCTGCAGCTGGACTGCCAGGTGAACCGCCATGCGGGGGCGTAAGGAGTTCATCCCGCAGACCTTTGAGGACGGCGTCTGCGTCATCCGCAGGATGGTGGACACCGCGCTGCCGGGCGACATGCCGAAGTATCAGCCGGTCAACATCCTGACCCTGCGCTACGCGGAGCGTGTGGTGGGGATGCAGCGGCGCTATCTGGCGCTTCAGGATGACATGCGCGTTGACCTGCTGATCCGTGTCCAGCTCTGCCGGGTGTCCACCGACGATACCGTGCTGCTGAATGGCAGCGAGTACAAAATCCGCAGGATTGAACACCCGCCGGACATCGTGCCGAAGGTGATGGACCTGTCCCTGGAAAGGCTGGTGCATGAATGACGCTGCAAGAGTTCAAGGCGCTGCTGCTGACCATAGACCCGGCAGCCAAGCACTTCCAGGGCCCGGGCAGCGGGGATTACACCGTCTGGAGCGAGTACGACGCGACCTACATGGTGGCGGATGACAACATTGTTGCCATAACGAACTACATCCAGGTGGACCGCTTCACCCGCCATGAATACGACCCGATGGTGGAGGCCATCACACAGGGCCTGGACGTGTACGAAGTGGTTTTGCGCGACCGCCGGACCATCTATGAGCCTGACACCGGCTACATCCATCACATCTGGGATGTGGAGGTGAGCCAGTGGCTAAGTCTGTAACCAGCGGATTCAACAGTGACGACCTGGCCGCTTTTGAGCAGGACCTGGCCAAGGCAGCCAAGGCGCTTGGAAGCCAAAGGGTCATGAACATGATGGCAGAGGCGATGAAGCCGATAGAGGAACAGGCCATCATGCACGTGAACCGGCGCACCGGAACACTGCAAGACAGCATCAAAACCAGGTCCAGGGCGTTCCGCGGCGTGGTTTTCAAGGTTACCACTGGCGTCCATCGCCGGGACTGGAACAAGGACGACTACTACCCCGCTTTTGTCGAGTACGGGCACTCCGGACCCAAGGAAGGCAGCGAAAGAACGCCATCATCGCCTTTTCTGCGGCCCGCCTATGAAATGCACAGGGATGACGCTTTCAACCGTGTGGTGAGCGGCATCAGCGACCTGCTAAAAGAATCCGGGCTCTAAGCCCCGAAAGGAAGATTACACATGACCATCGGACTGAAAAACCTGGTCTGGTTCCCCATCACGGCGGACAACGAGACCGAAACCACCTACGGCGCGGCCGTTCCCCTGGCCGGCGCGATTGACGCGCAGGTGAACCCCCAGAACGCCGAGGCCAACGTGCTGTACGCGGATGACGTGGAGTGGGACTCCATCACCCCGGACAGCGAGTATGCCATCGAGCTGGAGACCGTCGGCTTCTCCCTGGAAAACCTCAACAAGCTGCAGGGGCACACCCTGTCTGACGATGGCGGAGTCATCATCTCCGCCGGTGATGAGCCGCCCTACGGCGCGCTGGCGTTCAAGGCCGCCAAGTCCGCCAAGGCCGGCGGCGGTTTCCGCTATGTGCTGCTGTACAAGACCAAGGCCAGCTTCTCGCAGGCTGCCTACCACACCAAGGAAGGCAACACCATCACCCGCCAGACCGGGAAGATGAGCTTCCGCGCGATTGCCAGGATTTCCGACGGCCTGAAGCAGTACATCATGGACAGCCAGACCGACCCGACCGGCTTCTTCACCTCCCCCGTGACCCCGGTGGTTACGCCTGTCCCCTAAATGACCATGCCCCCGCTCGTGACCCGGGCGGGGGCCTTTGACAAAGGAGAAGCATGCACAAGATTACAATAGGCGAAAACACTTACACGGTGCCATTCTTCAAGGGGCGCGTGCAGCGTGATAGCGGAGAGGTTGGCCGCATCTACAAGAAAATCGCGGAGGGCGATGAGGGCACCACCCTGGAACCCGAAGAGATGGACGCGCTGGCGGACTGGTTCTGCAGCGCATTCAACAACCAGTTCACGCCGGACGACCTCTGGGATAACTATCCGGTGGATGACCTGGTCAAGGATGTGTTCGCGCTTTACCTGGCGATGATGAGCCTGAACACCAGGGTGCTTGAGGTTTTTCCGATTCCTGCGGCGGTGAAGAGCGGCGGAAGATAAAGACGCCGCAGGATTGGGTGGACTCCATCTACATGGACTTGATGTCCCAGGGGCACAAGTTCAACGACATAGACGAGATGGACCTGACCGGCTACCTGGCGCTGATGGGGCGCGAGGAAGCGCGGAAGGACCCGCTGTACGGCATGGAAACAATTGATGAAGTGCCGTTTTTCAGTATAGGAGCGATGTAAATGAGCGAAATCCGGCAATTGGTAGTCAGCCTGACCATGGACACGGACAATGCCCAGCAGAACCTGCGTGGGCTGAGCAACGCTGTGCGCCAGGCGAACGCGGATTTTGCCGCCGCCGGCGCGGGCGTGAAGGGCTTTGAGAACACCACCGCCGGGATGAAGGCCAAGGTCCAGCAGCTGACCGCCACGCTCAACGCGCAGAAACAGACGGCCGCGACCTACGCCGCTGAGGTGGACAAGGCAGGCAAAAAGCTGCTGGACGCCAAAGGCAAGCAGGAAGGGCTGGCACAGGCGCTGCGTGCCGCTGAATCCGCCTACAAGGCGTCCAAGGACGCGACCGGTGAAAACTCTGAGGAGACCCAGCGCCTGGCCCGGGAACTGGACAAGGCGAAGGGCGCGGTGCTGCAGAACGAGCGCGCGATGAAAAGCGCGGCCAAGGCGGTTGAGACCAACACGCTCAAGCAGACCGAGGCCAACGCCAAGATCAAGGAGACCGAGAAGGCGCTGGAAGGCGCGACCAAGCGCCTGGACCAGTTCGGCGGCAAGTGGAAGGACGTCATGCGCAAGGCCGCCGATGGCGCGAAGGCGTTCTCCGACCAGGCTGTCAAGATGGGCAAGGGCCTGACCCAGAAACTGACCATGCCCATCGTGGGGCTGGGCGCCGCCGGATCCAAGGCAGCCATTGACTGGGACACCGCCTGGGTAGGCGTTAAAAAGACCGTGGACGGCACCGACACGCAGATGGCGGAGCTTGAAAAGAGCCTGATGGGTCTTGGCAGTGAGCTTCCGTCCACCCTGACCGAAATCGCCGGGGTGGCCGAGGCCGCGGGGCAGCTGGGCATTGAGACAGGCAATATCACCGACTTCACCCGTCATGCTGAACCTTGGCAATATGCCACCAACCTGACCGCCAACGAGGCGGCGACCGCCGCGGCGCAGTTCGCGAACATTTACAAGATGTCCCAGGATGACTTTGACCGCTGGGGCAGCGCTGTGGTGGACCTTGGAAACAACTACGCCACCACTGAGCGGGACATCGTCGAGATGTCCATGCGCCTGGCTGCTGCCGGCAAGCAGGCCAAGATGAGCGAGGCGTCCACCCTGGCGCTGGCGGCTGCCATGAGCTCCCTTGGCATCGAGGCTGACGGCGGCGGCAGCGCGATGAGCAAGGTCATGATGGACATGGGCATCGCCGTGGACAAGGGCGGAAAACAGCTAAGCGCCTTCGCCAAGGTGTCCGGCCTGAGCGCCAAGGAATTCAAGGCGCAGTGGGAGTCCGACCCGGCAAAGGCGATTGACAGCTTTATCCAGGGCCTGGGCCGCATCGAGCAAAGCGGCGGCAATGTCGCGCTGACCCTGCAGAACATGGGCTACAACGAGCGCCGGCTGCTGGATGTGCTGCAAAGGCTGACCGGTGCCGGCGATATCTTCTCCAGGACGCTGGCCACCTCCAACAACGCCTGGCGTGACAATATCGCGCTGACCCGCGAGGCGGAGCAGCGCAACAACAGCCTGGCCGGTATCCTGCAGCGGACCAAGAACCGCATTACGGTTGCCGCGGTTGAGATTGGCAACAAACTGACCCCCTGGATAGAAAAGGCAGCCAATTCAGTGGCCGGCCTGGTGGAAGGCTTCCGCAACCTTGACCCGGGCATCCAGGCCACCATCCTGAAGGTGGTTGGCATTGCCGCGGCCATCGGGCCATTGATTTTGATTGTTGGCAAACTGGCTGCCGCTTTTTCAAGCATCGCAGTGCTATTCGCCGGGCCCGCGGCGCCCTTCATCCTGGCGGCCGCTGCCATCGCGGGGCTTGGCATCGCGCTGGCCAACGCCAAATCGCCCGCGGACAACCTCCGGAACGCGCTGAAGAACATCACGTTCAAGGTCAGCGATGTCGAGACCAGCAGGATCACAACCGGAATTGAGGAAGGCATCGCCGCGGCAAAGAAGGAACACGATATCATCGTGACCGTTACCGCGGAGATGGGCGAAATCAGCGATACCGTTGATGAGGCTATGGAAAACGGCAGCATGTCCCGCCGTGAAGCCAACTCCATCAAATAGCAACTGAACAAGCTGATCAAGGCGGACATCGATGAGGCGCAGAAGGAACTACAAACCAGCGTAGATGCTTATAAGGCTACGCTGCTGAGCCTGAAGGACGAATCCGGGAAGCCACTGCTGTCTG